GAACACCAAACGAAGCGGCAACGATCACACCCAACGTATATTGATACCAGTCAGGCATGGATTCCAACGCTGCAAAACCGTTTTTTACGGCTCTGTCCGCCCAGTCAAATGGCAAAAATGAAAGACACAATGGAATACTGAACAAAATTGTTAGCCATTCGTCTTTCCACGAATTTTGTGAACCTTGCGCCATAAGACGCTCCCACTCCGCCTCGCTCGTAGCGGCACTTTTCATTATGGTCGCTTTCGCTTCCGCCTCTACAAGTTTGAGGTTGGCTGCTGCGCTGGCTGCATCTGCTTTGCCCTGCAACCAAGAAGAAGCAAGATTTCCTATAGGTCCTATCAATGCTTGTAACATTATGCGCTCCTATCTGTCTTAGCTTCTTTGCCCAACCACAATGCGAACGACGCTGAAAGCATCGCAGTGACGAGCGATACGAACGCGCTCTGTTGTGTTGTGGGATCTGGCAAAGTCATGAACCACAAACAAACCTTCCAAGTCAAAATGATCTGACATAGAAAGGCTAGGCGTGGCAGTATTTTCAACTGGTCAATAGCATTAGCTGTTAACTGAACCATGTTACACCTCTATGTTTACATTAGTTCCTTGAGGCTTTGGCCCCTCGGTCTTGGTCCCAAACCTATCATAACTTTGCAATAAGTCCAATCTTTGCTTCTGGAGTGCCTCTAAGTGTCTGTGATTGGCTCTATGTTCTTTTTTCACCCTTTGCTCTACCAAATGCGTTTCTATGCGCTCACGCGCCCTCGTTTGGACGTGTATGTCGCTGCCCACATCAAAAGGCATATTACCTACACCTGTAAGACCATCAGCCACAGCCGCCCCTTTCGATTACCCATTCCGCTATTCTACGATGATGTGTTATAATCACAATTTTTCCCCGCTCATCGTATACTATCCACCGCAATCTACCTGCTTGCACCAGTCGCATTTACCATCGACCTTGGCCCTTACCAATCATCCAAAGTATAAAACCCATGACAGCAATACCAACCGCTGCGGCTAATATACCAACGGTCCATTCTATGATTTTTCTCTTTAGCTCTTCTTTGCGATACAACTCTTCTTTACGTTGCTTTCGCATCTTGGCCTCAATTGCCAACACCTCTTCCCATGCAGACGGACCGTAATTCCAAGAAATAAACGCCTTAATGTCTTTACGCATTTCTTCCATCTTTTTCCTATGGGCAAAGATTTGTAACGCCGTTTCTTCGTCACTGCCGCTAAATTTATACCAAGGAGGGTTTTTACTTTTTTCTTCCGCGTAATTAAAATCAGAAAACGCCTTACCCCACTGGGAAAGCTGCCCACCCATATCCTGCAAGTCACGCCCGACGGCGATGCCTTTCTTAATCGCGTTGAATGCCGAGGTGGCGACACCGACGGCGGTAATAGGATCAATCATCTACTCGAAACCTCACAGGACACAAATAATCAGGATCTACACGATAGATCCTATCATAATATCCGAAGCGTTTCGACCCGCAGTCATAGTAACAGGCTTTATAGAACCAGCTTCCGTAACCGTTTATCCACATGTGTCCGTGTGCTACGAACACGAGGACGCACATCAAAACTCTCCAGCGAACCTCTGCGGCCTAGCGATAGGGCTGAACCGTTTGTTGACAAAACCACCGTTAGCATACTTGCTTCGACCCGCTTTATCTAAGGCAATGGCTACAGCCTGCTTCTGCGGTTTTCCCGCAGCCATTTCCGTTTTTATGTTTTCGCTGATAACTTTATCAGAACTACCCGCTTTCAGTGGCATCTCGTTGCTCCACGGCTTGACGTTGCACATCAATGCGCTCACGATTTACCTCATTGCGCTCATCCGCAATTTGCTCCTGCAACTCCATACGAGCCGCATCCGTAACCGCACGTTGTTCCACCTTCATGCCTTCAAGCTCCAACTTAGCCTGATCCAAGGCAGCTTTGTGGTTTGCCTCCATCTCCTTGATCGATAGCTCTTTCATGCGAATATCAACCAACGGATCCTGCTCAGAAGCGTCCTGACCCTTATACGTCATCAACGGCGTAAGCTCCTTTATAAGCTCCGCCTCTATCTGCGCTACCCGTGCTTCTACCTGCTCGGGACTAAATTGCGTTTGCAACTGAACTGGACCGTTCTGTTGCGCTTGCATCATCATCTGCTGCGCCGACGCTGGGTCCAAAGCACCCGTTTGCGCCAGCAACTGAATCTGCTGCATTTGTTCTTGCTGTGATTGCTGGTTCATGCCCTGCTCCTCGTTCAGAGCCGCTATTTCTGCATCCACCATCTCACGAGCCTTCATGCTCACATGCTGCAACACATGACCAAACAGTGCCGCCAAAACAGGAGGTGCGTTCTGCAATACAGACAACTCAAGCAACGCCAAATGCGACTGGATATGTGCATCATGATCTTGCTGTGGAAACGGCTGCGGAGCCTGACCATTAATCAACATCCCGTTCTCTACCGCTGGATCCATAGGCTGGGGAGGCGGTGGGGGCGGAGGCAAGATCTCATCAATATTCTGCACCTCTAACGCTTGATACATTCTACGATACGCCGCGTGAAGGTTGTGCATCTGGGGGTTCGATTGAGCCAGTTGTAGTTGTGTCTGGGCCAACGTGATGCGCTGCGACATAGAGAAAATATTCGGATCTGAGACTGGGAGAACGTCAATCCGAGCGTCAAAGTCTTGCGCCTTCACTTCAGAAGGAGCACCCGCCACCTCATAGGGGTAAACTGGTGGTAGGTTTTCCGCAAAGATACGTGCCAAAAGCCTAAACTCAGCCTTCTGCGCGTAGTGCAGTCTTTTGTGGATTGCAGACATCACCTTCATTCCACGCTCCAACATGGCAACCGTAGTCCCCACTGGCGTTTCCTGATTCATATCCGACATCTGCTGGTCAGCTAACGCAACGAATCTGCGCCCGTCGTTAACCAATCCACCCAACAATTGTGCCAAGGTTCCTGACGGCTCCTTGTACGGCAAAGGCACAATAGCGTCTCTGATGCTCCCACCAGGCGCGTCAATGTCCCTAAACTCTCCTGGCTGTAACGGCTCATCGTCGTTGCGTACCCGCACTCCACGGGCCTTAAATCCAGCGGGAAGGTTAGCTAGAGTCCCCGCATCGATCAACTGACGCAATAAGCTCGTCGCTGCACGGCCTAAACCACCAATCATATGGATCAAACCAAACCCGTAAAAACCCAAGCCAGGTGTAAACTTGTAGTGCACGAAATACTGACGCTTGCGCTTGAGCATATCATCAGGCGCATAGTTACGGCGGATAGCCAGTATCTCACCCGACGTCTGGTCAATCGTAACAATGTAAGGCAGCTTCACACCCGTAGGCTCTCCAGTCATCGGGTCCATATCCTCGAAGCCCTCGATGTCTAGATCCGCATGCATCTCCAAAACCGTCAATACATCGTCGCTGTAGTTCTTCGACAAACCCTCTAGCTCGTTAACTTTTTGCTTGACAGGGTCCTCTTCCATATCTGTCGATGTCTGTAAGTCCACATCACGGTACATACCCATGACCTGCATCTTACGCACATCGTTCTCATCCATACGGAGCACATGTGTTACACGGTTTGCCGTCATCAAATCAGATGCCGAATATGGAACAACCAAATCCTGTGCAGGAATAAACTTCGATACCGCACGTTGCCGCGTCGGATCAAAATATATTTTCTTAAATGTAGAGCCACTCAACGGAAGATAATACAGCAATTGATCCATGTCTGGATCGTACTCTTCCATAATTTCCGTGATCTGATAGTTCATAAAGTTCTTGACACGAGAGGCTTGCGCTTCCCTCTCAGGCGTCTTGGCCCCAAGCACTCCAGTGCGAACTGGACCACCCGCTGGCAACAATTCCTTGTACGCTTGCGCTTGGAACTGCGTCACACTCTCCGCAACCATTGGATGGGTGATGCCACTCGCTCCTTCAAACGGAGTCGTGCGCTCCTCAGTCTTGATCCCCAAAAGATCTAGACCATGCACATACGTTTCTTCCCACTCTGAACGAGAGTCCAAGTCTTCTTCGTACAAGCCTCTAAGTTCACTCGACAACTCCCCCAAGGTGCCGTCATCCAAAAACTCAGCAAGGTTTGCATCGAACGGAATAAGTTCTTCTTGTGTTGGCATGTCTTGCGCGTCAGCAAGGGCTTGTATAATCGCGCCCCCCTGTCCGTCGTCTATCACTTCTGCACCACCAGGAAATTCCATGGGCGCGTCTACAGGGATCTCCACATCGGGTAATCCCATTGTGTCGTCGAGATCCAGCCCCGAATCAACCATGTTTGGTGCTCTTGCCATTAATAATACTCCCTCCTACGGGGCCTCCATTCCATCTCATCCTCGTTTTCTCCAAGCAGTGAAATAAATCCACCCTGACGAAAACGCATCAGTGCTAAAGTCATACTATCACAAAAGTCGTCATGATCGCCATTAGGAAATGAAACTACTTCCTCAACGACCTCGTCAGCAAACTTTTCGTGCATAGGTGCCCACACCATTCCAGCTTCAAACAAAGGCGCAACCATGTGCATCCTCGTTACCTTATCATTCCCTTTGCCAGGTGAGAAGCCCAAGGCTGGAATACCACGAAGCCGCAACTCGTCAATAAGTGGTGTACCCGTCGCTTTCGCTTCGACCAACACCATGTCTGGCTCCCAATATTCGTGCTCTTCATAGGCTATCTCCTTGAGTTCAGGGAAGTTCCAACGCCCTCGTCGAGCGTCCATCAATATCACATGGTCAGGCCCACCCTCTTCAGGTTTGAAAATGCCCCACGTCGTAATAGCCGAATAGTCCGCCGTCTCCTTTTTCGAAAACGCCGTGTCATATGCTTGTATGACATAGTCCAGATTCGGAATCTTTTCCTTATCCCAGTCTTGCCACCACTCACGTTTGATAATCGCAGCCTCTGATGCCGTCGGTTGCTGCTGCCACTGCGCGTTCCACTTGCCCACAGGCAGCGATGCCTTGATCGAAAGCAGCGCAGCCTTCTCCCAGAACTCAGGCCAAAGAGGCTTGTCACTCGGCAAAATCGCTGGAAACTCCACAACCTCCCATTGATCCGCCATAACGTCGCCCGATTGCGACTGTATCAACCGTCCAGTCAAATCCTTCTTACCCCAGCGTGTCATAACTAGGATAATTGCCCCACCAGGTTGTAAACGCTGTCGAGGTCCAGAGGTGTACCACTCATACGCGTTGTCAAACGCGCTCTCACTCAGGGCATCTTGTTCCGAATGAGGGTCGTCAATGATAAAGAGGTCCGCACCCCGCCCCGTAACAGCCGCTCCAACACCCGCAGCAAAGTATTCACCACCCTTGTCAGTCTGCCATTTACCCGCACCCTTGTTGTCCTCCTTCAAGTTCGTATCAGGAAACACCTCTTTGTACGCTGGATCGTCAATCAAATCACGAACCTTACGTCCAAAACGCACCGCAAGCTCCGTATTGTGCGTAGCTTGAATGATCTTGAGCTTCGGATTGCGGCCCAAGAACCAAGCAGGCATCAAGTAACTTGCAAATTCTGACTTCGAATGACGAGGTGGCATATTAATTATAAGCCGCTTGAGTTCTCCTCGTGCAACGCGTTCAAGTTTTTCAGCGATAATCCGATGATGCCGCCCCTCAATGAAGTTTTCATAGACGTGATGCGCAAACGGCATAAACTTCTCAGAGGCTTCCTCCCGAAGATCCAGCTTCTTCTTGGCTTCAGTAAGAGCCAAGATCTCTTTTAGTGCTTCTTCTGGAAGAGCCTGTAAGTTCACGGACGTACCTGCATGATCCCCGTATTAGCTCCCGCCAATCCCGAGGCCCGTTGCTGTTGTCTCGGACCACTCATCGACCGACTTAACCGCGATAGCTGCTGCTGAATCGGGTTTGGAGCTATAGGTTGTAGTGGGGTTGGTATAAAGTTGTTTGCAACCTGCGTATAGTCTGAAAGTGGCACCGATGGGTCTGGTAATTCCATCGTCGGAAGGTCTGGTGTAAGACCCGTAGACGGATCAATCACACACATCATCTGCTCACTGTCGTAAACATACCCCTCTGGACAAGGGTCCGTGGTCCCAGAGTCGCTGTCCAATAGCTCGTCAACTACGCTCGGCCCGTCATCGTCCGAGCCCGTGTTGCTCATCATCGCCTCACGACGCGCTACCTGCTCGGGATCCTCGTCCAATGTATTCTCGTCCAATGTATTATAAGGCAATCCTAACACGTTATAAGAGTAAGTGCGGCCCTGAGAGTCCTGATAAATAGGCTTCCCGTCAACAATGTTTACAATTGGATCGTCCGCCCGAGCCCCACCAAGGTAACCTAAAACTCGTTGAGGCAAACTGGTTGCCATCGACATAATTCCGTCCTGCTTTGCTCCAGGTAACGTTAAATAATCTGAGGAGTATTCATCTGTTCGACCAGAAGATACCGCAGGGTTCAACTGCTGAAACGTAGGCTGTCGTTCAGGAGAATAGGTCGCGCTCGTGATATTCCCTTTGTCATCTCGCTCAATAATATCAGGGCGGAGTACAGGGCGAACATTAGCCGTTTCAGGCAATCCCGTAGAACCCGATCCCGATCCCGATCCCGATCCCGATCCCGATCCCGACGGCGGGTTATTCGCACGATACCTGTCCGCTGCGGCTGCGCCTTGGTTGTTCTCAATCGTCTCCGCCGTCCGCTCGTGATACGCGTCGTCCTTCTTCTTGAACCCCAAGCCCATCGATATGTCGTCTAATATGCTCATTATTTGTCTCCTCCAAGTGCGGGAAGTCCAAGATCCACACCGTACTGAGTATTGATTGCATCAAAATACGGATTAAACGACTGACCCACGTTCAATCCCATGGGCTGTAACCCAAAGTTCTGCTGGCCCCCATACGAAGGCTGGAATATGTCAGGCGAAAACGCCGTCTCAAACTGCAATGGCTGCAACGAATAAGACGTCGGATCCAAGGCCGTCTGACCCATAGCCGTCGCCGCCTGCGTATACTCCGACAATGCAGGTGTCTGCGTCTGTAACGACGCCAAACCAGAATCAATCTTGGCCTGCTTGTCCGCCGCACTCTCCGTCAAGAAATTAACCGCCTGACCCATCCGCTTCTGCCTACGAAGACCCTGTGCATCCGCCAAAGACGCATCCAAATCCGCCTGCGTCCGAGCCTGCGTACCCGTCAACGCATCAAACTCTCCGCTCAACGTGTCGTAGTCCGAGGATAAATTCCCATAGGTCGTCTGTAACGTACCCAAATCCCCAATAGCCGTGTTGTAATCCGTGGTCAAAGTGCCGTAGTTGGACGTAAGCGTGTCGTACAACCCACTAAGCGTGTCATACTCCCCAGCCTTCTCCCCCAACGCCTCCTTCGTTTCCCCAAACGTCTTCTCTAAATCCCCGTACTGACCGTACAACGTGTCATATGTACCCTGCAAATCCCCATAGTCCGTGGTCAACGAACCGTAGCTCCCGAACAACTCGTCAAACTCGCCCTGCAAGTTGTCCATCGCACCAACAGTAGACGTGTACGTCCCCTCCAAAGTGCTATACGCATCCTCCGCAGCCTTCAACTTGGCCTTCGTGTCCTCAATCGCTTCCGCCTGATTATACAAATAACCCAAACTCGTCGCGTCATCCGTCGCGTCGTACTCATAACCCATCTCGTCCAATAGGCCCTTGTACCGATCACGCTCCTGTACCTCGTCCCACAACGTAGATAATTGACCAGACGTCAAACTCGGATCAACCAAAGACCCATAACCAAGGCCCCCGATCAAATTACCAAATTCATCCCGCGACTTCGCCTCGTTATACGCATCCACATAACCCGCGTTGTCCATATCGTCGGTAATCAAATTACCGTAACCAAAATTCCCTATCTGCTCCGCATAGTAATTCCTAAACGCACTGTCCGCCTCGTCACGCGTCCGATACGACCCAGCAAAATTCCCATAATCCTCACCAGCAACAAACAAACCTGGATCATAATTATCAAACGTCGTATACGAAGAATCATCCTCACCCATCCAATCAGGACGCTGATTCAAAATCGCCGTCGTCTGGTTCTTGTACGCCTGATGTTGAGCCCCGTAACCCGCGTTCTTTAAATCATCACTCTGACCAGACAACCAACTGTCAAAATCCGTCACTCCCTCATTAATACGCTGGTCATAAAACGAACGATCATCGTTCTTCATGTCCGCTTCAGTAGCATGAATCTTGTTCGTGTAATCAGAAACAACATGCTCTGGTATATACGCACCACGCTCGTCAGCCGTTAAACCAAATTGATCCTCGTTTAAATAATTTACATAACTACTAAACTGGTCATTAAAATCCGCGTCAGGCTTGTTCGCCGCACTCCATGTCGCAAAATCATCTGGCGTCGGTACTGTAGGAGCAGTGTCTCCACCACCACCGCCGCCGCTGCTACCAATGATGAGCGAGCCTATAATAAATCCAGGTAAACCCATTAAACCAAATCCCTCGCATATAAGCCACCAATAGGCTCAAAACCAATCCGCTCCAAAAATCTACCCTTCCGATCTATGTCGCCTCCACTCGATAGCGCCAAAACAGTGCGTACCGCACCCCTCAACTCACACCAAGCCTTAAACCCTTCTACCATACGTTTGCCAACAAATCCACCTCGCGAAGATTCCCGAACGTAAAACAACAACTCACAACCCTGTAACTGCTCAGAAAACCAAAAAGGCATCACCCCACCCAACAAAACACCAACAACCTCATCACCCTCAACCGCAATACCAGCATAACCACTCTCCATCATACGACCCACAAACTCCGCCGCACGACCCCGATCCAACTCAAACTTACTATAATCCGTCTCAGAGTGCATCTCCCAACACAACTCCAATATAGCCCCAAGATCCTCGGGCCGCGCTTCTCGGTACTCGGTCATGGGCCCTAGTCTATACCAACCCCAAATGAAAATATAGTGGCGATTTTTTCTGGGCTTGTGGTCTACATACAAGTGCAATGGAATTACCCCCGAATGAATTTATGAAACCATGTATATAACACGCATACAGCAGCTATACCCCCCGAAACGGGGGGTGCGGGGGTCGCGGGTCGCGCTGCGGGTCGCTGCGGTGCGGCGGAGTAACCCCCCAATCGTGCTGCATTGCGGCATAGATCTGGGGGGATTATCTGGAAAATAATTGTAAAAAATTGTAATTAATTGTATTTTACCTGTTGACTTTATGGATTACATGCCCTACATCTATAGATGTAGCGAGTTGCTACAGTTTAACCAGAAAGGAAAGACAATGTTCAACAATCTTATGATCCGCTCAATTATCGAAAGCCAAAGCGAAGGCGATGACTTCAAAGCGGATCTTACCGCCGAGCTCGAAATGATCGACCGTATCGAGAAAGAGCTCAAGATCCTAAAGCAAGCCCGTCGCGAATTAGCAGTAGAGGAAGGCTTCGCACAATTCAAAGAAGTGACCATCAAGGAACATATCCGCAAGGAACATATCCAGAAACGCTTCACTTGGATCTAATGTCGAAACGGGGGCTTCGGCCCCCGTCCACCGAAACTGACCAAAGCGGTGCTGATGAGACTGGTCAAACTAGAAAGGAAAGAACATGAAACGTTTAATGAAAAAGGAACCAACCCCGCTGGATCTTGTAGCCGAAGCGATGAGCGATGAGCTCCACTTCGAAGTGACAAAAGAGCAGGCAATCCAGCGCCTATGTAATGAATACCTGAACAGTGTAAAGACAAAAGGTAAGTAATTAATAGGGGGCTTAGGCCCCCGCCCATAAACTAGAAAGGAAAGACAATGGGAAAGAAACAACACTTTGAAGACTTTGAAACAAACGATATGTTCTCAACACCTGAAAGCATGAAAGCGTTGAGAGAATATCTTGAAAAGTTTAACGGGCCCGAAGCGGTGATCGCCCAGACTTGCGCAATGCTGATGTACAATTACATTGTGGCGAATTATCACCTGACTAAGAAATAAAAGACTTGTGCCCCGCTTTAAAGTGGGGCATAATTTATTTGTTCAATTAGAAAGGAAAGAACATGCCTAGAACATCATTCGGAAAAACACGTAAAGCTGATAACCCATACGCGGTATACACTGATCCGCGCACTGGCTGGATCTGGAAAGTATTGAAAACCTACAAGCATTCTGACGCCGAGCGTAAAGATCCATATGCTCGGTGGTACATGGCTACATCATCGCCATGGGTGACTGATGAGCTTGGCGATGGTTACGCTGCCGAAGTCACTCAGAACGGGATCCTTGTAGATGCCGAACCTGAATGGCGCGACGAATACAGCGTATAACTACCCCCGCCCAGGCGCTGCGATAGATGGAAGTCTACGCGCCTGGGCTTTTCATTAGAAAGGAAAGACCATGACACACAAAGAATTTATGACTGAGCTAAAAGCATTAATGAAAGATTGCGAAAGCGATCCTTGGCTGCATGCCGAGATTGGCGGTGCGCTATCTGTAACCTGGGCGGTCAGACAACTGATCAAAAAACTGGAGGAAGAGTGATGGCTATTCTAATATTCTTGTGCGGATTTATCATCATCGCCTGCATCGGTGCATGGATCATCGAGCGTTAAACTAATCCCCTGGCCCTTGGGATAATGGGCTGTCTTTCCTTCGGGCCCAGGTGCGCAAGCGCCTGGGCCTTTGGCGTTCAAGGCGCAGGCCGCAAGGCGCAAGGCGCAAGATCGTTGCCACCTGGCAACCATTGCCAAGTGTCAATTAATTGTTGACCACTTGTTCCTGGTTTGGTAGTGTCAGGTATAGGCAATAAGGCCTAGTTAACCAGAAAGGAAAGACCATGAAAAAAGGTTACACTTCACACCGGAACCTAGAGGCAGAAGTTCGCATCGATCTAGGCGAGCTCGGAACAGTGATCCGCGAACTGCCAGAAGATAGCAAGATCCGCCAGAAGTTGGAAACGGTAAGGCGTCAAATCTTAGAAGACATCCGCAGTTCAATTGAATACGAACTCAACTAAGGAGGCGGGGGGCTTGGCCCCCCGATTTTACATGACGAGAGAAGAGTTTTTTGAATGGTTGGACACATGCCCGACCCACAAGTGGGAAATCACTCACGAAGAATACGGCCACGTTGTCGTGTCTTTTCCTAATGAAGAAGAAGAGGAAGAATAACCAGGGGCCACAAGGCCCCTCTTTTTTGTCCAGTTGTGACGCGATCATTTTGTTGACGTTAACAAAATGATCGGTCTTGCAAAAGGGCGCAGGGCGCAGGGCCAGCGCGCAAGGCGCAAGACAAATAAAACTTGTGCCCTGATCACAATCTGATATTATCAAACTGTTAACTAGAAAGGAAAAACAATGAAACACGCTATCATCTACAACGGGCCCAGCCTATTGGATGGAAAGCCAATTGTGGTCATCGCGACCTACTCAAACCGCAACACCAAAACGGGAAAGGTCGTGCAAACTTATATCTTGCGCAGCGACATCAACCCTCTGGAAGCCAGCAAGACTGGCGCAGACTTTTCAATTTGCGGATCTTGCCCCATGCGCGGCGAAGTTACAACGGAGCCAAAGCGCAAAATTGCCAAAGGTCGCAAGTGTTACGTTAACTTGGGCCAAGGTGTCTTGATTGTTTTCAAAGCATACAAGCGCGGCGTTTATCAAGAGGGGTCCGCGCGGGATATGGGGCGCGGTCGCTTCGTGCGCGTCGGGACGTATGGCGATCCCGCCGCCGTGCCGTCCGAAGTGTGGGACGAATTACTGGCAGAATGTGAAACTTGGACCGCGTACACACACCAGAAACCATGGCGTCCCGACATCGCAATGCAAAGCGCAGACTCACACTCCGAAGCAATCGCACATTGGAAAGCTGGACGCCGGACATTCCGAGTCATCGCGGATCTTGGCGACATCGACAAAACAAACGAGGCACTATGTCCCGCATCAAAAGAAGCTGGACGCCGCGTCCAATGCACAGCTTGCAAACTTTGCAAGGGATCCAGCCTAGCAAAATCAATCGCGATAGTAGAACACTAAAGACCAGGGGCCAACGGCCCCTTTTTTTATTCGCCCACCGCTCGGAGCCCACGGTTAGGGCGCAACAAACCAGTTAAAACAGGGCGCAGGGCGCAGAACAAGTCAGGAACAGAGCCAACGCGCAGGGCGCAGGGCGCAAGACACCCCTGATCTCGGACCTCGGGCCCCTGATTTCCCCCAAATAAAAGTATCTCTTGGGTAGAGGCCCTCTTTACTAAGTAAAAATTTAGACCACCCCGAGCCCAATATGCCATATTCCAAGCAACTTGGTGAGGAGAGATATTTACCTTATTGGATTTTGCTACCTTCAATTCCATCCAAAAGGGTATGCTGTCCCATACGATATGGACATCAGGTACACCTCCGCCGTGCTTGTTTTCAATCCTCGTTGCGAAGCACTTCTTCGGTAGGTTCGTCCTGATCGATTGCCAAAAGTTCGCCTCTGGTCCCTTGCTCATCTGGTGTAATATCCTTTGCTGTTCCTTCGATCACAAACGCTTGCGGATATTGCTTCTGCAATGCAGCCAGTCTGGCAGTGATTTCATCTCGCGACATCTGATCAATGGTGTTGATGTTTTCTCTTCGATCAACGGTCAACCCACCCAAAGCAGAGCGGATCTTTTCGGCATTGATAGCAGCAGAAAATTGTCCTGCATCTTCTGCACCAAGCGAAAGTTTATGCAGACGTTCAAGCTGTCCGATGGTTGTCACACCATACCGCCGTTCTCTTTCTTCTCGAAGTTCTTGTATGTATTCCAGAACGTGAGGGTAATCACGACCATTCAAAAGTTTGGATGCCGATACATTGGCGGCTTCAGCAGAGAACCCTGCCTTCCTCGCACATTCAGCATTCGAGTAGATGCCTTCGACTACATGTCGAGCAAAAGTTTTCTGTCGGTTGGTCAGTTGGCGACCATGTTCTTGTTCAATCTTCTTCTCAAGGGATGCCATGTTTGCCTCGTTGTGTTCTGGTCACAAGCTAAACCAAGGAGAATTAGTTTTCAATAGAGAGGTGGAGCTATGCATTTACAGAGGGGCTCATGCATCCAGTGCAACTCTACTATAGGAGATTTTCCTACAAAAGTGTAATCACTGTAATCATTTTGTAATCATCTCAGGGCAGTTTTTCCAATGTTTTCAATGGGTGATTACACTGATTACGGTGAATACATCAGATTTGGATTGAAAAAAATATTTTTTTAAAAAATCTAGCTCAGACTGTATATATGTAATCTTTGTATTTTGGATACCCGCTTGACAAGAGGACCGAGATCCATTAACTTACAAGCTATCAACAAGTAAAGAAGGAAAGATCTATGAAAGTATTAATTGGTTGCGAGACATCAGGCACGGTGCGTGATGCATTTTTGAGAATGGGCCATGATGCGTGGTCCTGTGATATTCTACCATCTGACACTCCGACTAATCGTCACATACAGGATGACATTCGGAACGTGATGCGTGATGACTGGGATTTATTGGCAGTGATGCATCCGCCTTGCACGAGGTTGTGCAACAGTGGTGTGCGTTGGTTGCACAAGGCTCCGCCCAATCGGACGTTGGAGGAGATGTGGAAGGAGCTTGATGAGGGTGCTGCATTGTTTTCTGATGTGTGGAACGTGGAGCATATACCGATGGTTGCGGTTGAGAATCCTGTGATGCACAAGCATGCGAAGGTTCGGATCAAGAACTATGAGCCGTTTGCTCAGAGCATACAGCCTTGGGAGTTTGCTCAGTCGGATGATTGTGCGGACAATGTGAAGAAGCGGACATGTTTGTGGCTGCGTAATTTACCGAAGTTGGTACGCACTGGGAGTTTGGATGGATCGACGGCGCGTGATGAGTGTCACAAGTTACCGCCGAGTGCGGATCGTTGGAAGCTGCGGTCTAAGTTTTACAGGGGCATTGCTGATGCGATGGCTATGCAGTGGGGGGCTTTGGCATGATTTTATTACAGGAATATACGATCCGAGCGAACCGTGGTCGCCCTCGCATTTGGTTGGAGGGCAAGCGGTTGGTCGAGGCAGGTTACGAGCGCGGCGTTCGGTATAACGTAATTCAGTTACCGCTGCGTGATGGAGGAATGTTGTTGGTGCAGAACGAAGAGGGCACTGGCAAGCGCAAGGTATCGGGGAAGGGTGACCGCCCGATAGTTGACATCGTTGGAGCGGAGATTGTGAACAGCAAGTTGCGTGTTGGCGATGAGGTCGTGATCACTTACGATTGTGATGTACGGGAGATTTTAATCAGGAGGAAAGAGAATGCCTAATCATTGTTATCAGCAGGTCCGCATCGAGGGGCCACATTACTTGGTGTCCATGCTTTACAATGGATTGACTGAGAACGGTTACGATCCCCACCGTGGGGGTCGAGCCAAGAACCCACAGTTTTGTCAGTTGGTTTGTCCGATGCCGTTCGAGCAGTGGCAAGCACCGAAGGCCAAGTGGCGTCAGTTCAACGTCGAGGGTTGGTATGACTGGCGCGTCAACAACTGGGGAACCAAGTGGGATGTATGTGAGGTTGAGATCGACGAAGAGTTGGACCATGAAACCAGAGAAGATAATGGAAGACTTGTAGAGGCTGATACTAGGTCATGGTTCGAGTTTCGTTGTTGGACGGCATGGGGTCCGCCTGTTCCAGTGTGGGACAAGCTGCATGAGTTGGGTGTCAAGGTTCATGCTACCTATCAAGATGAGGGTGGTATGTTCGAGGGCGAGTACATCGACGGCGATGATACTACATGGACACCAGAGGACGAGGAGGAGATGGAAGATGCCTAGTTTACCGTTGACCCAAGAGCAGTTGGAAAACTTTATCTTGCACCATGTACATCTGTGGGCGCAGGAGTTTGTGAAAGCGAACGGTGGTAATTTGTCCGAGGTTATGGATGCAGAGTTCGGGTGTTTCTATGTGCAGATGGCGGACAAGTTTCGCAACGAGGTGCTGCCCAAGTTCGAGGAGGCAGCGTGATGGGTAAGATGAAGGATCTGTTGATCGAGTTGCAAGAGACGCCGATCATGGTGCCATGTCCAGATTGTTTGGGCGATGGGGTGATTGAGTATGAGATTGCTCGGCCTCAGAGTTTTACCCGAGACATTGGGTACTTGGACACGGCGACTGAAACGTGTGAGACGTGCAGCGGCGACGGTGAGATGGAGCGGCTGTGCGATTGTGGGATGCCTGTGACTAAGATCATGGGCCAAGATGCAGAGATATGTATGGAGTGTGCAGATGACGCATAGGTTAGAGGTACTGATGCTTCCGAGTGTGATGGAGCAGGGGAACATTGCGTATGACAATGTGAAGGAATGGGACTTTAATTTGTCTCAAGGTCTTATGATTGAGTTGGAGGATGGGGCAGTGATTTACCTAAACCCGATGCATGTCATAGGTGTAGTTTGGAAAGAACTACAATAAGGGGTTGACATGCGGACCATCCGCATGCAACAAACAATTACTTTCAACTAGAAGCCAAGTAAGGAGAAAATATCATGGCAACGAAGAAAGCACCACAAGAAGCGGCATTGGAAATTCAACCGTTGAAGCAGGGTCGCGTAAAGCTACGCATGATGGGCACGACCCCATTGTATTTTAACAGCATGAGTTCGAAGGCTATGCGTGATTTGTTGATTGGTGGCGGCAAGAAGACTGCTGCGCAGCGCAAAGAGATCAAGCACAATCCAGAGCAGGAGTACCGAGATTCGGTGTACAAGAAGCCGTTTGGGGAGACGTTACTTTGTTTCCCTGCACCTGGTGTCAAGGGTGCGATGGCGACTGCTGCGTTGGAGACTGACGGTATTACGAAGACGAGTGTGCAGCGTTTGATCTTTTTGCCACAGACGCACGTTCAGATTTGGGGCAAGCCTCAGTTGAAGATTGACATGGTTCGGTCTGCGGACATGAACAAGACGCCAGACATGCGGACCCGTGCGTACTTGCCGCGTTGGTGTGCGGAGGTTGACATTGCGTATGTGCAGCCGACTTTGTCTGCGTATTCGATTGTGTCGTTGTTGACGAACGCGGGATCGATTGTGGGTATCGGGGACTTCCGACAGGAGAAGGGCCGAGGATCGTTTGGCACGTTCCAAGTATTGACTGAGGACAGCATGGGTTCGTTCCAAGAGGAGTGGGATGAGTTGATGTTGGAGGGTCGAGATGTTCAGCAGGATGCGTTGGACAATCCAGAGTATGCGGATGATCAGACGGCGGAGCTTATGCAGTTCATGGCGGAGGAAAGATCCCGTCGGGATGTTACTCTCGTTGCTGCGGAATAATACTAGCATTAATAACAACGGATCGGGGGCCGAGCGCCCCCATCCATTTAGAGTTACAGCCGTGACCAACTGGCGAGAGGTGTCTCACATATGCACCGATGTTGGCGGCAAGCTGTGAGTGTCTTAACCGCAGCAATTAGAGGGAAGCTATTCTTCTCCGTTTCCTGATCTAATATTTTGGTCAAGGTTAGATATGTTGAGACGGTCTGGGTGAGGCGCGGTCGAGCACGTTCGGTTAAGGCGGGGTACGGTCCGGTTGGGTCAGGCGGTCCCGTTTCGTTTGGGTCTCACAGGGTTCGGCTGGGCAAGATGTGGTAAGTTTCGGTGTGGCGGTCAAGTTCAGGCGGGTCCACGTTTGTTACGTTAAGGCGAGGTAAGGCGGTCGAGGTGTGACAAGGTCGGTTATGGCAAGTCGGGTTAAGACGGTCGGGGCACGGTCCGGTTTGGACGGGTTCGTTGAGTTGGGGCGCGGCACAGGCATGGCCCGTTTTGGTTTGGCGGTCTAGGTTGGGTACGGCGGTGTGTGTTGGGTTTCGTTGGGTCAAGGTTTGTTAAGGCGGTCGGGGTCATTCTAGGTGAGGCGTGATATGTTCGGTTAAGGCGTGGCCTGGTCACGGTACGGCGGTCTTGATTAGGTGCGTTCGGGTTAGGTTCGGTAGGGTGAGGACACGGTACGGCGGTCATGGAATGATAAGTTGAGGTATGTCGGGTTCGGTCAGGTCGTGTCATGGCGGTCTAGGTTGGGTGTGTTGCGTTGTGTCCCGTTGTTATGCGGTGTGTCATGGCGGTCCCGTTTGGGTGGGTCGTGTCATGGTTAGATCCGACAAGTTATGTCAAGGCGGTCGAGGCGCGGCATGATGAGTCACGTTGCGGTCAGTCGGGTCGCGGTACGGCGGTCAACTAAACAGCTAGAAAAGGAGAAAAGAAATGGCTGGTTTTCCAAAGAAAGAACGTCAAAGAATTATTGACGATTACTTAGCGGCATCGGGCCGCAACATGTTTCATCCTGCGGAGTTCGTGGATTGGTTGGGTGGACAGCCTGACCATGAGGCGTATGAGTGGTTCTATGGGATGGAAGATCAAGAAGCTGCACGACAGTGGCGCATACAAATGGCGCGTCAGATGGCGAGTGGTCTGAGGATCGTGGTTCAAGAGTCGGACCCCGAGGATCAGGTGGTGAGCATAAGCGTGAGGGAGTATCCTACGTTTATAAGTCCGGTGAGTTTACGCAAGAAGGGCGGCGGCTACGAGCGGTTTGATCCTGACAGTGATGACTCGCAGCGTGAGTTGCGGCGACAGGCCGCGACGGCATTGGCGACCTGGTTGGGAAGATACCGTGGTTGTGCGGAGAATTTTGGGTTAAACTTGACAGCAATAGAGGAGATTGCGGAAGTTCTTAGAGAGAAAGGAGAGAGCGATGTTCAAGAAAATGTGGGATAGGTTGACGCGCAAGCGACAGACCAACCAGAAGCTGACGAGGAAGGAGCAGATCCTAGCTGAGTTGGACCGAGGAGTTGGGACTGCGAAGCAGTTGGCAGACCGCACTGGTTTAAAGCTGACGATTGTGAGGGCGACGATGACGCAGTTACACAAAGCGGGAATGATCAGGGACACTGGCAAGAACGCGGGTCGTGAAGGTGTGTGGGAAGTTTCCCGATGATTGAGTTTTTCACGGCACTTGTGATTGAGTACACGGTGCAGGATCACGAGATTGAGACGACTGTTTGGTTTGAGAGTGAGAAGCATTGTGCTTCTGCTATGAGTGGTGGGAGTGCAGATGGGATATACAACCATTTGTACGACCTCTACGGCAACGACATCATGATGACCTGCGAGACAAGTAGTAAGGTGTCGAAGTACATCAGGCCAAGATTACGGCCCGAGAAGGAGGCGGTCGATGGGTGACGAGCAGTTGACTACGTTTCAGGCGGCACAATTGAAATGGCTCAAGCAGCAAGTAGATAACTTGGCGGACGAACGGTACAGGAAAGATGCCCGTCCGAATATACATCGTGAATTGTTTGCTGCTCGGGAAGAATTAGATAACTATGTTCAGGCTCTAAGAGATGGAGGATACAACATATGAGTCGATGGACAGCAGCACAGAAAGAATGGCAGGGATACAAGCGCAAGATGGCGAATGGTCATGAGGCTATATCCTTGTCCCAACCACCGTGGGAGAAAAAGGATGGAACACTTGGATCTGATAAGCGATCTGATCAAGAGAACACAAAAGCAGATCGACGATATCGAGTGGGAGAACCACACGGATCCAAGGATCGAGGCCCTAGTTCGACAGCTTAAATATTACAAAGAACAAGAGAAAGAAGGAGAAATTTATGAGCCGAGATTTTAAGACAGAATCGATGGGTGTGTTGGTCGAGGGTAAGACGTACTCGGGTAGCGCGTTTGGTGTGAACGACGAGGGTGAGGCTGTGTTCTTTAACTCTCGGATTGTTGAGCGGATGGAGCTTGAAGAGGGCGACGAGATTGTTGCGCACTGCATCCCTAACTATGTGGACAAGCGAGACGATATTCCATGGCGTTGCATACGAGTGGACGAATGACTTGCAACTAGCCCCCAGTCAATGTATAAGTCTTATACAAATGGACTACAAACTGGGGGCGCACATGGCTCGAAAGAAAATGAAAGAGAAGGACAAGCAGCAGTTTCAGAATGTTGGCTTGTTAAAGGAGGACCACGATCTGCTTCGCAAGTTAGCGGATTCAGAACAGAGGTCCATGGCACGACAACTATCTGTATTGATTCGGAAAGCTGTTGCCGATACGGAACCTGCGTGATAGGATATATTTACACTGCTCGACAGTAAGACCCATGCCTGTGGCCTTACTGCCTCATATAACTAGCCCCTTAAACGGGGCTATTTTTTTGCCTCATTGGGTTTACCTTTCTTGCCTTCGATCTGGTAATCTTTTTCTTTGGAGTAGCCACGGATCTGCGTGACGTTGTTGCGCTTCATGTTCTTGAGGAAGGCTGCGGCAATGTCGGGCGTGAACCCTGCCAGTTCCCCGAGCTCCCTTGAGGCGGAGTCCAGGTTGGTCCAGCCTTTTTTGTAGTCGCATACTGCTTCGATTATTTCGTCGTGGGTTTTAGTCTTAGCCATTCTTTTGCTTCCTCTCCTAGAACCTTGGCTCCGATGTTGATCTTGTCTCTGAGGGACTGCACGATCTTCTCGTCGATTGTACCTTCAGTGATTAGATCGATGTATGTTACGTTGTTCTTTTGTCCGATCCGATGGGCGCGGTCCTCTGATTGGATGCGCGTTTCAAGATTGAAGTCGTTGGCATAGTATACCACGAGGTTAGCTTCGGTCAAAGTCAGGCCGTATCCAGCGGTGGCTGGGTTGCCTACGAAGAAACGGAGCGGGTGGTTGGGATCTTGAAAGTTCTTGACGATGTTGTTGCGGTCATCGTCGGATGTGTCCCCGTAGTATGCAGCAGCGCAGCCGTCCCCGAAAGTTTCGTTTAGTGTACGCGTGATCTGTTGGATGTCGTATCGGAAACGTGACCAGATGATTGCTTTGCCTTCGTGCTCATCGAGTATTTCTTTGAGAGCATCCATGCGAAGGGACGGGAAGTACAGCATTTCGTCGTCGTCAGTCTTGAGGTGACCGGACATGATCTGTTGCAAGCGTAGCATCTGCGTAATTACGGCGGGGGCCGTGGACATCTCACCGCTGTCGAGCATGACCATGGCGTTCTGCCGGATCTGGTTGTACATGTCCCGCTGCTCGGGGGTCAGGCCAACGTAGCGTACTGTGTACATTTTGTCGGGGAGATCGAGGCAGTCTTTCTTGAGCACCCGATAGGAGAACATGTCTATCTTATCGGTTAGCTCGTCGAGGTTTCGATATCCGACGATCTGTTGGAACGCAGATTGGCCCATGGTTTTCTTTTGTACGATGGCGTAGCGACCTTGGAATGCGTAGTAGGAATCGTATCCCAAGAGACCTGGTCGTAGGAACTCGCACTGCGAATATATATCCATCGGACTTTTTGTCACGGGAGACCCTGTCAATAGTCTTTTGTACTTGAATCCCGATGCAATCTTCATCAAGTTCTTGGTGCGCTTGGCCTTGTGGTTTTTGATAGTTGTTGATTCGTCGATGGCGATCAGGCCATGAGGCCCAAGCGCACGAGACATCCACTCCCCTGCTTGCTTACCTTTCAAAGAAGAGAACGCTTCGACGTTCATGACAAAGATGGTAAGGCCATCGAACTTGTCCTTGACGGAGCGCATTTCTTCCTGTTGTGTTTTGTTTGGTGATGCGACCCACCGAATCACTCGGTGCGGTACTTCATCGGACATGTGTTCGGGTATTTCTTTGACCACCCAGTTGCGATACACGCCCTTGGGTGCGATGACCAAAGCGAAGTTGATCTGCCCTGCGAGGTACAACATACCCATGTTGTCGATCAGAACTTTGGATTTACCTGTTCCCATTTCCATGAACAGTCCGAACTCTATTCGTCGCCACCCGTAATCAAGGGCCGTGGTCTGGTGCTCGAAGGGTTTTAATTTAAATTTGTAGTTGACAGACATCATATACCTCCACTATTGTCTACTGTACGGATAGCATGAGGCTACCGCAGAAAGCAACCCTGAAGAGGAAAAACTTATGACCGATATATTCGAGGACATAATTGATGAGGCCGACGCCCTCTCTAGCGTCGATACTGGAACTGGAAAACAATTGAGTTCTTTGGTTCGAAACCTACGCCGCATTGAGCAAGAGATTGAAGATGCGGACAACCACCTGAAAGCACTGAAGCAAGAGAAGCATAAGCTCTCTGTAGAAAACATCCCAGCCTTGATGGATGAGATGGGTGTCGAGCGTCTGGACGTTGACGGCGTGACCGTTGAAAGAAAGATGATCGTTAGTGCATCGATACCAGCAGCGCGTAAGGACGAGGCGTTCTCGTGGCTGCGGGACAACGGGTTAGATGACATCATCAAGAACGATGTGACCTGTTCCTTTGGTAAAGGTGAAGATAATGTTGCGGGGGATGTCGTTGGACTCCTGCAAGAGCGTGGCTTTGATCCAAAGACCAAGACCCACGTTCACCCGTCCACACTCAAGGCGTTTGTGAAGGAGCGCATTACGGACGGTAAACCGATTGACCTTGATATGTTCGGGGCATTTATATCCAACGCTGCACAAATTCGGAGGAAAGCATAATGGGCGCAGTAGCTAAGAAAAAAGAAACCGCAGTATCAACCGATGTAATGGACGATATCCTTGAGTTCGCTGGCGAAGGTGCGGCGTTTGACAGTAGCGAGATGCAGATCCCGTTTGTTCGGATCTTACAGGCGATGTCACCGCAACTGAAGAAGCGCGAGGCAGAGTACATCGAAGGCTCTGAGCAAGGTGATATGTTTAATACTGTGACCAAGCAGCATTGGACGGGGGAAGATGGCATTACTGTTATCCCGTGCTACCAAACAACCAAGTACCTAGAGTTCACACCTCGTGATCAGGGTGGTGGTTTCCGTGGCGAGATAGCTGCGACCGATCCAGTATTGCAAAGAACCGAGCGGCAGGGTGCAAAGGAAATGTTGCCCAATGGTAACGAGTTGGTTAAGTCAGACCAGCATTACTGTTTGGTTGTGGAAGCTGACGGCACGTATCAACCTGTGGTGATCGACATGAAGTCGAGCCAGTTAAAGGTGAGCCGCCGTTGGAAAACACAGATTGCAATGCAGAAGATCAAGCACCCAAAGACGGGCGCAATGATTACGCCTCCGTTGTTTGCAACGCAATGGAAGTTTACTACGATAGAAGAGAGCAATGACCAAGGGTCGTGGTTCAACTATCAGATAGAGAAGGTTGGGCTGCTTGAGAGCCGCGACCTTATGCTTGAAGCTAAGTCGTTTCGCGATAGCGTTGCGGCTGGCGAAGTGAAAGCTGCACCGGAGGAGGGCTCCTCCACAGTTTCCTCTTCCAACTCGGATGAGATACCGTTTTAGCAGCCTCGGGGGACAGCGGGTACTGTCCCCCTTTTCACTTTGGAGCAGTAGATGTCACAAGCTAACAGACTGCTTGCCGCATATGTTGGGGCGTCGAGTGCCCATGGGACAACGATAGTTGGACGCATAGGACGGAACGGTAAGGCAGAATCACAAAGCAAAATTATACGGGAGCCTCTGACCGAGGATCTTGTTCAGGCGCACATCGACGGTACGCATGGGGTTGGGGCGATCCCAATCAACGAGAACAACGAATGCAAGTTCGGGGCTATCGACATCGATGTGTATGACTTGAACCATAAAGAATTGCAGGAGCGCATACGCAAGTTGAAGCTCCCGTTGTTTCATTGCCGCTCCAAGTCGGGCGGTGCCCACCTGTATTTGTTCCTCAAAGAGTTTGAGCAAGCAGCCGTGGTCCGTGAATACCTGACCGAGATGTCGATCATGCTTGGTCACAGTGGTGTGGAGATCTTTCCAAAGCAGGACAAGATCATTGCCGAGCGCGGGGACGTGGGCAACTTTATCAACATGCCATACTTTAATGCAGAGTTACCGCAGCGGTTTTGTTACAACGAGAAGGTCGAGGCGATGGAACTCGACGAGTTCTTGGATGCGGTGGACAAGGGCCGTGTTGCGCTGTCTGATCTAGAAGCGGTACGGGCCACGACTAAAGCGCGTAAGCATTTCACTGACGGGCCTCCGTGTATACGGGAGATCTTTTCGGACGGGCCGCAGTCGGAGCCGAGAAACAAGCTGCTGTTTTTTATCGGGGTGTACTGCAAGAAGAAGTTTCCTGATGATTGGCACGGGGCGGTTGAAGAGTACAACCGAACTTTGTTTTCTCCACCGCTGCCGTCGAAGGAAGTATCGACGATCATTCAGCAGCATGAGAAGAAAGATTACAGCTACACATGCAGCGATGAGCCGTTCAAGTCGTTCTGTGATCCGGCACTCTGCGTGTTGGCAAAGCATGGGATCAGCGACGATGCGCCGGATGCGCCACAGGTTGGTGGACTGACGATCATGCTGTCGGAACCACGGCTGTATTTTATGGATGTGAACGGAACACGGATCATGTTGTCCACAGAACAACTACAGAACCAAACACTGTGGCAACGTGCATGCATGGAGCAGTGTATGTTCATGCCGCCGACAACCAAGGCTAACCGCTGGCAGCAGATGGTCAACGGGCTGATGAGCCAAGCTACATACATAGATGTACCAGAAGAACTGACCATGGCAGGGCAGTTCAAGGATCTGTTGCGGACGTATTGCACGAGCCACATTCGGGCGATGGCCCCAGAGGAGATTGACATGGGTAAACCGTGGACCGATGGCGGCATTACGAAGTTCAAGTTGGAGGGGCTTTTGGAGTTTCTGCACAACCGCCGCTTCAATGTTACCAGCCGTGGGTGGGTGACACAGATGATCCGCGATATCGGGGGAGACAGCGGAGTGCAAAACATTAA